GCATTAAATGATAATCCTTTTTCATCTTTTCGCGTCTCATTGTGCTGCAATTTTACGAATGTTAGTGTCAGTCGTCCGTTAATTTTACCGAATGACCAGTCAACTAATGATTCGCGTGGGTAGTGCTTGATTGATGCTTTTTGATTTAATGCCGCTTTGTCTGCAATAGACAATTCAACATCTAAACCACTGGGCAATTGGTCGTACTCTGCCAACAAAATATGATAGCCAACTTGTAAACAGTTTCTAGCTGTCAACTCTATTGATGCTTGTAATGATAGCCAGTCGCCATCGCTATCATCGACTAAATACTCCATGCCGACAGGCGGCACAAACACGGCAGGCTGTCGAAACATTGCGCCTAGTAAATCGTTTAATGTTCGCGCGGGAAAGTCTTCAACCTCAGCACCCATTTTGTATGATTCATAGCGGCGGACTTGCTCGGGCGTATTGCATTCTAATTGATTAGGATGCGGTAAAAACGTAGATCCTTCGCGCTTTACTGCAGCCTCACCTTCGACAAATTTACGCACTAAAAACAAATCAGGCGCGGCGGTTAAATAGTCGGTATGCTGATTTTTAAGCGATGTCATAGTTGAGCCTTCCTGAATGCGGCGTCATAACTATCTAACGCCTTCATTTGTTTGAGTGTAAGCGGTTTGCCATTCATGTCGGTGAATTTATCTAATGTTAGGCCGCCATCTTTGAATAGTTTAGCACGACTTTTACCCAGTGATGACTCAATAAACCAATCGGGCTGTTGACGCATCCACGCGTCCATTGTTGTATGACTGTCAATCTGACCTGCGTTGAAAATAGACGAATCTTTACGCCCTGAATATGTAACTTTACTCGGCACTTCTTTTACATCCGTTTCACCGTTTGCCCGTTTTTCGTCGGCCTTTTCGCGTCTAGCATCGAGTCTATCATTCTTTTTGTTGAATAATTCTTCTGCTGTTTCGCCTTCCTGTCCACCAACTGCCGCCCGTGTCCCGTCGAATGGGTCGAAGCCAATCGGCACTATCGACAACACAGACCGACAAGAAAAGTGCAATGGAGGTTTAGGCGTAGCAGGGTCGTCTAACTCATAAATTTTATGCAGAGTGCCAAAATGACGGCAAGTCAATGTTGTGCGATTGTCGAAAGTGGCGAGAAAAATACGGCCTTGGATTAAATCACTATTAGCCTGTGCCGCTACGTCACGCGCTGCATTTGCGTAGTGATTAGCACCAGTACGCACTAATGCCTCAGCCTCACGCGCCCCTGTGTTTGTGATTAAGCCATCTAAATAATTATTTGCTTTAGTGCCTACAAGCCTATTAGTCATTTCGCTGACAGTTGCGCCGACTTCATAACCTTGCCGAATCGTGTTATCAATAATTCTCGTTTGTGTGCTATTCGTTGCACCTGCAACATATTCGCGCCATGTGCCAACCTGTGCCACTTTTGCACCTGCCAACACCATCGGGGCGTTGACGGCTTTAGCTACTGCCGCTTCACTTACTGCTGTAGCTCCTGATAACTCACCGACGATATGCTCAGCTTCATATTTTGCCAAGTCAAATAAATCATTCGTTGTACCATCCCACATTTCAGCCATTTTTTCACTGACAAGCAAACCTACACGCTGTCTAAATCTATCAAAATCCTTACGGCTCATCGTTGGCTCGTAGTCAACTAATGCAGCCTTGACCGCTTTTGATAAATCTAAGTATGACGGCATGATGCGAGATTGAACAATTCCTGTTACTAATCTTGACACTGTCAATTCATGGCGCAATGTGCTGTCTGTAGTGATAGTCATTAAAACATACTCATAGCGATACCGCTCGACGCAGGTTTGCGCACTGGCATTTCATAAACAATTGGATAACCTGTAGCATCGTTTTGATGGTCGAAGCCTCCTTGTTTGTCAGGCTCTCCATTTTTATCATACGCCTGTTGTTCTAAACACGAAACAACATCTGGACACTTACGCGCATTAACCCACAATTTGCCCTGCGATAATGCGCCATTAACTGACAAAATACGGTCTTTAACCCGTGGATTTTGTGCATTAACTTTAACCGTAAAACCTGCTTGTTTTAACAGTGATATGTCCGACTCACTAGCGTTTACTGTTTTACGACTATTTCCGCTCGCATCTGGGTATATCGTTATCTTGTGGCTTTGATAACGCTCTTTTAATAATTTGCACAATTCGGGAGTATCATAAACGCCTGTTAGTTGGTCAACCGCGTGCCACCCATTCGGGCGTTTAACGTAAATAGTCGATGCCATTGCTCCCACGTTAAAATCTTGACCAATAAATAAAGGCTCGTTTTCTCTGATTGTTTCGCTAGAGTCGCAGCGGTGGCGGTCGTAGTTATTGTAGATTGTTCCGCTTGTTAGATTGACAAAACGACCCTCAATATAAGCATCGACTAAATTTGCAGGGTAGGATTCGCGTAATGAGTCGATATAATCGGGCGGTAAAAATGGGTTTGAATATGAAGCGGCTTGTACTATTGAGTAACTGTCTGTTTTTTTTGCTACCCACCGTTCGTGACAAAATCTAAATCCTTCAGGCGTGGTGTATGCGCTTGCCTGATTGAATGGGTCAATAATGCCATTAGGCCGCTGTCTATTACGCGCTATAACTTGATTCCATGCGTGTCGTGCGTGTTCTGTTTGTAGTGTGTCTAGTTCGTCGCAATGCGCTTTATACGTCTCATAGCCGACAATCCGCTCAGAATTATCAAGCGTTCTTAAAATGAAGTCGCCAAAGCGCGGCGCGGACGTATAAATAACATTTTCGGATTTATTGTAATTGTGTGCTATGCCGTGTTGCGTGAGTTTTGCTGTGATGCGCGGCGCGGTAATAAGTCTTACTAAGTCATAAGTCGGCGCATAAAGCCCGATTAGCGTATCTGTTGACTCGCAAGCGTCTATCATTGCCGCGTTAGCCATTGCCTCGGATTTACCTGCACCAAAACCAGCACAAAAAAGCCTATACTTTGCAGTTAAAGCTAAAAATCGCGCTTGTGGCTCAGTCGCTTGAATCTTTAGCGTTCGCACTAATGACCTCTATTGTAACTTTTGCAATGGGTTCGTCTGCCATTTTGACTTCTTGTACGTTTGTCTCTTTCCATCCCGCCTGCGTTTTCAAAAAGAAAATCATCCCTGTCATGTTGCCGCCTTTGATTGACTCCATTAGTTTATTGGTCACTAATGCGATGCCCTTAGCCTTTCCCCTTTTAATAGCGTCTATAAATTCTATATTATCTCGCTTTCTTTTATAAAATGTTTGCTCGCTTATACCCAAAGCACAGGCAATCTGTTCTTGCGTCAAACCATTAGCCGCCAATGACTCGACCTGTTTTAAATCAATGTGTATTTTGGGCTTGGTTATCATTTAGCAACTCGCGTATTCTAAAAGCATAAGGTCGGGTCTAAACGCTGGCGGCCTATCTATACTCGGCTCCCACGTAGCAAGGGACTCGTCCTGCTCCCTCCCAATGACAACACCCGTTGCCGCTATCGTAGCTACAACGCCGGCAACAAGCCTCACCCCAAGAGGTGCGAGCAGTTCCTTCCATACACCCTCGGCGGTGCACGTTTTTGGGTTAATAAGTACGTGTTCTTGCGCGAGTATATCGCCGCCGTCCATTCTGTTTGACAGCTTGTAAACCGTTCCGCCCGTTACCCTCTCGCCCATTCTAACCGTCCAGCGAACGGCATCGCGCCCCCTGTGCATTGGTAAAAGTGACGGGTGATAACCGATCCCGCCGAGCCTTGAGCGCAGCCTCGTTTTCTCGCCTATAAAGTCGTGCGAGTGCGCAGCAACAATCAAATCAACACCGTCGGGAAAGTTATCGGCGTTAAGCGTTCCCGCCTGAATCAACTTTATCCTGTCTCTTTCCGCCTGAAAGAAAAGCTTATCCTTCTTTTTTTCGCTGGTGAAAGGCGCACAGACCGCTACAATTTCCACGTTGTGAAGCCCTTTTATCTCCTTATACACCGCCGCGCCAAACCACTTTTGTCCCGCAATTAGCACCCGAAGACGCATATATTATCCTGTATATTTAAACCCTTGAACCGCCCTTAAATGCCCGCCATAACCCGCAGCTTGCGCCTTCCTGGAGTTTCCAATTGTTGACGCAGACTTTAGCTTATTACTTCCAAAAAGCGCGCAGCTGACTTGAAGCCACTTTTTGTTTCTTCTTAATCCGGAGCAAAGGCCTGGGTGCGATGTGTGAAAATAAACGGCTTTTACCCTGTCGCCGTACTTCCCTTCACCTTTTACCTGTAAATCGCAGACCTCGTCTAGAAACTTTGTGCCAACACCCGCGCCTTGCCACTCAGGCATAACAACCATCCGCGATGCCCTCATCGCGTTTATTTCTAAACGTGGAGAAACACCCAAGTGGCAAACTGGCACACCGCCCACAGTTCCGACGTAGTACGTTGCGGCAATCATTGACGGCAGTTTCAAATAGTAATGCGGCTCAAAAAACGGCCAGTAACTTTTGTTTGTTTCATATATTTCAAGGTCAAACTTTGGTCTCCGCCTAAGACGGCCCCGTTCAAGAATCCCTGTCGCTGTGTCAAATATCCAGTCAGGCTCTACCCAGTCTAAAATATCGTAATGACAACTCAGTAAAACGCACTTGCCTTTTGTTCTACGCCACGCCTTTTGAAACGCTAACGCGCCAAACTTTGCAATCTGCCTGTCAACGACGGATGTAAACTCATCAATAATTACGTTTTCTGGCGACTCGCATACAACCTTGGCGAGGTCTGCCCTGAACTTTTCGCCGTTTGATAACACGTGATAAGGTCTAAGCCACGCGGGAACAGACCCAAGCCCCACAGCTGATAAAGCCGCCGTAACTTCGTTAAAATCACCCTTTGGGTTAATACAGTCCACGATGGGTTTTGCTGTGTCCCACCCCGAAGGCTCGTAAATCTTACCGCCTCCAAACAACTGCCTACCGATTGACGTTTTACCCGACCCACTCGGGCCGACGACAACCCCTATTGACCAGTCAAGTTCGTCCACGTCTATGTCGGCTGTAAGGCTAAAGTTCGCTCCACTTTCCGCGTTAAATAAACTTTTAACCCGCGCCGCCCTGTAACTGTTGTAGTCGCTACAGTTGTTATTTACTTGTATTTTCACGTGCAAACCACCTTCACTTCGTACCCGCTTGCCTGAAGTTTATTAAATGCGGCCTCTTGCTCGGCGGCATCTTTGCAAATAACAATGACAGCGTACTGCTCCTCGTAGGCGGACACACCCTCGGGCTTTTGCGCCTCTAAACCGCCGACCTCGTCGTAAATAATGTGCGCCAGTTCATCGGCACTAAAACCTATCAAACCTAAATCAAAATCTAACTCTTCCAACTGCTCAAGTTCTATTTTAAGCAACTCGTCATCCCAACCAGAGTTAAGAGCTAGTTTATTATCCGCAATGATATAAGCCTTCTTTTGTGCCTCGCTTAAATCACTTAGCGTAATTGTCGGCACTTCATCCATTTTCAGCTTTTGCGCTGCCATGATACGACCATGACCTGCAATGATTCCGCCTTGACCATCAATTAGCACAGGATTCGTAAAGCCAAACTCTTTTATGCTTGATGCAATCTGCAAAACTTGCTCGTCACTGTGCGTACGCGAATTATTGCAGTATGGTATTAGCTCTTTAATATTTCTGTATTCAACTTTTAAATCATTCATTATTTACACTCATTTCATCCCCTCAACAACCCACCACACCAAATATAAAAACCACACGCTAAAACTGATTATTACACAAATGCCAGATATTAGGCATAGTTGTAAAAACAGTTTTAGGGCTTTCATTTCTTGCGCCACTCGTTAAATGACTGTTTCAAGTTCGGCAACGCTATAATAATTTGTATGACTGTATATAGTATTGTTGCCATTATTAGCCAGTCCTGCAACTGTACGCCTGCGAATGTCATTCCTGTGACGATAATCGGCGGTGATGTCTTGATAGCAGCCATACTCAACCCATGTTCTAAATGTTGGGATGTATCGGCCATGTTATTTTGCACCGTTTTCTTTCTTCAAAACAGCAACAAGACCTAAAATAATACTAGGTACTCCGCTCTGATAATTACCCGTCATACAATCTGATATGCCGTTAAAAATCAGTGCTAGTCCAGCATAACTTGAAGGCTCTTTTAATCTATTCATAACACGCGCTCCTATGTTTGAAACAATATAGCATAAGTTTAGATAAAAAAGCCCGAAGGGATTCAGGGCTAAAGGAACATCAATGTTCTGCGAGGTGTTATCTATTCACCTAAACTATAATGATTGCCATCTTTAAAGCGACCTCCCCATGTGCCGCCTATCGACTCCCACCATTCACCTAGTTTTTTGTGTGGCTTCTTGGTTCATTTCTTAACTCTCACTAATCAAGTTTTTACAAATATCGTAAAACTCATTTTGTAACTGTGTTGTGAACCATGGATTGAATCCTTGTCGTTTAATCACTGATTGAACATCGTCTTGAGTCTCAATTTTGCAACCGAGAAACCAATCATCCTCGCCTTCCCTGTAAAACAAAATTTTGTTGCCTTCGGTTTTTACGTTTATTTTATCGTTCATGCTGCCTCTGTTTGCTAATACTGGTTCATCCCCACAGGCATGGGGAAAACCCTTGGCAACTCAATAAGTTGGCAAGGGCTTATTTTAACAGGTAATCTTCTGAATAGGCCTTAAAACGACCGTATTGCATTTGTCCGCGCTGATGTTATTTTAACAGGTAATCTTCTGAATAGGCCTTAAAACTCGGGTGAAGTGTAAAATCCATTTTGTTTGATTTTAACAGGTAATCTTCTGAATAGGCCTTAAAACAATCAATACTCATTTATGGCCATCCTTAAAACCTCTTATTTTACGTTTTAAGGCTGCAATCTCTAAAAACTACGGCACATCTACGGTTTAACTACAATCGTTCGTTTTTAGTGGCAATCTGCACGCCGTGTTTTTATTTTAGCATTGGTGATGATGTCAAATCAGGTCAATAAGCAAAAAAAAACGCAATGTTGACAAAAAAAAGGGCGCAATGTTTTGAAAATTAGCGCAATGTTTTGAAAATTAGCGCAATAATTAGCGCAATGTAACATTGCGCTAATTTGTGTAAGTTATTGATTTTACCAATGTTTTTTATATAATTAGCGCAATAGTGCAATAAAGTATAAATGTCCACACATGATAGTAAATATAAATATATACGCATAAATATATTTATATGTGTATAAGGGAATGACAAAATTGCGCTTTTTAAGCTAACCGCGCTAATCGTTTTATAATCAATAACTTACGTTTAAACATTGCGCTAATTATTGCGCTAATTTTATAATTC